AACACAGGAGATCACCGATGCCGACCAAATCCAGGAAGCAGGAGCGATTCCTACAGATGTGCGCCAACAACCCCAAGAAGGCCAAGGCGAAGTGCCCGAGCAAATCGCAGGCGAAGAAGGCGTTGGGCAAGCACAAGAAGAAGTAGCACCATCTATATTTGATGAAACAGTTCAACCTCAACAAGAAGAAACGACACTGGCGGAACCCGTCGAGTCCGATGTTGAAGGGGGGGCCGCAGAACCCAAACCAAAAGACTTAGCCGGTGGCCTAGACCCAATACAGCGAGAAAGATCTGCAATCCTTAGACAGGAATCCTTGGACGCGGCAAGGACTGCTCTGGATGCCCGAACAAGGAAACTTTCTGGCCCTGCCAAGCAGCAGGTCGAGACACAAAAAAACGACCCCGTCCTCGTCCAATCCATTGCGAGGATTGCCGCGCTAGATGCGATACAGAAGGGTGGTCCTGTATCCGATCATGTCCGCGAGGCAATGAAGATATTTGGGAGTCGGATCAACAAAGATATTTTTGGGAAAGCAGCTTCTAAAGCCCGCAGAATTGTGAAAAACTTTACCGAACCCGGATCAACACTCGATTCAGTCATCGGGGACGCTGGCAGTCCGAAGACGGGTGTTGGCGCTACAGGGAAACGGGTCTCGACGGAGATCAAGAAGGCAACCGGGGTTATCCAGCCCAAGGGTCCGTTGGTTACAGAAAAAAAGGCGTTAATACAAAAATTCCGGTTCGCGCAAAAAGAATCCGCAAACGCTTTTCGACAAGGGGCCGCACAAGAAGCCGCACGGAGCCGTGAACGGCTTAACCAATTCAAAGAGGACCTGCGCGACAAGCTGGATATTGAAAAATCCAACAGGGAGCAGGCTATTGATTTTGTCAATGACAGCCTACCAATCGCCGAACGCGGAAAGTTCGTCAAGGCCGTTGCCCGCGTCAAAACAAGTAAACAACTCTCTTTGGTAATGGGGCGTGTCCTAAAATCCGTCGAGGTTATTGACGCGAACGCGTCCCGCCGTGCGTTGCGTTCAATCTCAAAGGAGATCAAGTTTGGGAAACTACACCCTATCGCCAAAGGCTTGCTGTCTGATATTGCAGATTCCATCAACATCCCACGGCACGGGATAGAGTCTAAAGACTCTCCTGAACTGCGTGGCGCTAGAGCACTTCGGTTTTCCAAATCACTAAGCCTTTCGGAATCGATGACGATGGGAGCCAGCGCCGTGAGCGAACTCACCCAGGCAATCGCGGAGGTTCAGGCTACCGATAAAGCAATACAAAATATCCGTATCGGGAACACAACTAAGAACGTCAAGGACCTGCAAACCGATATCAAGAAAGAAACCCAAACCCCATCGGAAGACAATTTTGTGGAAGGGTCTAAGGCAGGGAGGGTTGCCAGGGATATTGCCAGAACCAATGTTAAACCGTGGCTATTGCTCAAGAAGACCGGACGCACCGCATTCGAGCTTGGGTACAAGCGTATGCGTCAAGGCAGCCAGGTCATGTACGGAGTACAGCAAGATGCTGAGACACACATCAAAAAGGAATTCTCAGACATTGGGTTGGAATGGGGCAGTAAAGAACTAGCAAGATGGTCCCGTGACTTAGTTGGGGACAAAAACGCAGAAAGTAATGGGCATAAGGTAACTCTGGAATCTGGCAAAGAAGTCGTCTTCACAAAAGAAGAAATAGTTGAACTGCTGGGTCATATGCAAGACCCGCAAACGAGAAAGTTATTGACAAAAGCTGGGATAGTCAGGCCGTCAAAAGGGTTGTTTAGAACTTCTGCCGAATTTCATCTTACCGAAAACGACTTGTCGAATATCGAGAATCAAATCGCTACCAAGCAAGAAAAGCAAGTCACCAAGATATTAAGTGACTATTACAACAATCAACTCAAGAACGGATTGAATGAGGTATGGATTAGGATGTTTGGGTTTGATATTGCTACGCGAGATGGGTATTACCCACGTCGCCGATTCAGCAAAGCGATTGAAAAAACACCTACCGGAATGACCTTCAATGATTTCAGGAAGTTCTCAATGGAAGGGATGGGGGTATTCAAGGAACGGACCCAAGACACCAAACTCCCAATCATGCTCAATGGTGCTTTTGGGACATTCGACAGTCATACCCGAAAGATCAGCGGGTATATCGGGATGGCCGAAGCGATACGAGACAACGAGGCTGTGTTTGGAGATCCCAAGACCCGTGCGGCCATTGATCGGAAATTCGATAGCAATGCGGTAACAACATTTCTTGAGAATCGGATCGATGCACTCAAGAAAGAAATCACTGGTGTTCGCGAAGGGAGCCGCGTATCAAGGTTCTTCTCTAATAGGGTTTCAGACCTTCAGCGTGGCGTCCTTGGCCTAAACCTCCCGGTGATTGGGTACCAGGTCGTCAGCATCCCATATGCCATGCTAACCGAGACTGGGGTTAGCCCAAAATATATCTCTCAAGCGATAAAAGTAGCCAATCCGTTCAGTACCGAAGGCAAAGCGGTCAGGCTACGGATGCAGAAAAACAATCCGATGTTATGGAAACGATACAGGGTTTCGACTCTTCGATTGGCCGGTCAGACTGATGCCACGAATGGATCACTAATGGGCCGTACCACCAGAAAATTCGAGAAGTCGATGGCGGGTATCCAGCAGGCTGACATGGCAGCTATCGCAACCATCTATCGATCCGTAGAACTTGAAGTTCAAGATCAATCCCCAAATCTAAAAGGCGATCAATTTATTGAGGCAGTCAACGAGCGCGTTAATGATGTTATTTCTGTAACGCAACCCTCATTCGATCTTCTTGAGCAGGCCCCCGCATTGATGGCTGCTCGCGGCAGTTCGCCCGGAGCAATCTTATTAAAAATAGAGGTTGCTATGTTTATGAGTCAACGCAACGCTCTAGCGAATATGGTCGTAGATGGTGTCGCAGACATTCGTTCCGGCGAAGCCGTCCGCGTCAAGCGTGGACTCACTACCCTTGCGGTATCCCTAGTCTTGGGCAATTTGGCAATACAAACTATCCGTGACTTCTGGAGAATGATTTATCACGATGAACGTGATGAGCCGGAGGTTTCCGCAGAAATTAGTGCTATTGACGAAATGATTAAACTTGTCGAGAACGCAATGGGGTTTATTGTCGGTGGCAATATCGTAGGACGCCCTATATCTCAATGGGCTAGAAAACAACTCGGAACAATACGTGGCGGTAAGATTGAGATAAGTAATAACCTTGCAATACAATCTGTTGAAAGTGCGATTGTGGGGGTCTCGCAGATTATTGAAGGTGCAATTAACGCCAACGTGACAGAAACAACAGGTCGTGACGCAGGCCAAAATCGTGGTCTGAATAAAGCGATGGATGGCGTGAAGAACCTTCTGGTCGGTATTCCTCCTATGGCCGGAATCCCTACAGCGTCCCCGACGCGAGTCTTATTTGGCGTTACCGATAAAGCATTGAAGTCTAAATATACTAAGGCTTATGATGAACGGACGAAGATCGCAAGAAGGATTAAGTTGGGGACAGCCACAGACGAAGAAATCAATCGCCATTCAATTATTGATAGTTACATCAACACTATCCAGACGTATTTCAAGATGGGCAAAGACGGCCATATGCCAAGAGACGAGGTTGAGTTTATGGTCAAGGGTATTCTTCGTGATCTAGAAAGTTCCCTAGATAACCCCTAAACCCACAACTGCATCTCAGAGTTATACGCGTACGAGGGGGTATTGGTAATCACCGTCTTCCAACGTAGCTGGCTACCCAGCGGCAGGTCGAGCTTCGTATCGTCCGCCAGGGTTGCGTCGGTTTCTATCTCGGCGACATCGGCGGCGGTAGGACGGCCCGGCCCCACGCGAAGCAGGAGCGTCGGTGTGGTCCCGTTGTCGGCGTTCTCAAAGTGGACACACTCGATATCCACCCAATCCGTCCCGCCGTTGTAGGTCGTCTGGAGAAACATATCGACTTCTTCGCCAGCGGCACAGGTAACGAGTGTCATGTCCAGCCGGACAATGGCGTTATTAAAACCACCCGTGGCAACCCCTGTAGCGGTTTCTGCGGCGGTAAGTGTTCCCGACGCGGAACGCAATGTGACGTTGGTTTTGAATCGATTGAAGTCGGCCATGATAAGAATCTCCTAGACCCGGATCGGGCCTGATGGGTCAATAGTAGCGGTAATTTCTTCTACCGCCCATTGGCTGTTGTTGCTGGTATTAGAAAGTTTCAGTGAAATCGCACCACCACTGGCACGGCTACGCACGTTAGATTGCCTTCCACCGCCCGTCCACGTCCCAGAAATCTCTGGGTCGGCGGTCAAGACGGACTCGGCGTCGTCGGCGACACGCACCTCGTAGTCTAGCGCGTCGGTATTGGCACCCAGGGTCGCCCCGATCTTACGGATCGACGCCTCTCGTTGGTTAAAACCTGGACCGTTAGGCTTGTAGGGCGGGTAGACCACATGGCTTGAGATCGCAGTTCCGTCGTCATCGTCCGCCCTTGGGTCAAGGCGACGGACATAACCGTCACGGCCGCCGATCAGGACGGTCCGGTCCTTGGGTTCGTCACCGTCGTTCTCAAGGACGCACAAAGGCCCGTGGTCGGTCGGGAACTGCTGCTTGTGCCAGGAGTCGGTGCGCTCGCAATAGAACAGGTGGGTTGCCTCCACGGAAGCGATCGGGGTAAAGAACACATGCACCCCGCCGTGATGGAGGTCGTAGGCCATCAGGACACGGATACGGTTGGGTCGCAGGTCATACATAAACTCATCAAGCCGGAACTTGGTGATATTCTCCGGGCTGGTGATCTGGTCACCCAGAATCTGCATCCGGTACACCCCGTCTGTACCCATAAAATACAGACGCTGGTTGGGGGACATGACCCAGCAATTGCCGAACCACATGCCGGTCACGTCGGTGACCAGGTCGATCCGTCCGCCCGATCGTGGTGAAGGGTCGCCCCTTAAGACGTGGATTGTATGGTCGCCGCCGATCACCAGGATATCGTCGTTGTGCGGGATCAGGGTATTTACGATATCGCCGATCACGCCAGCCGTCCCCGTATTAAGTATCACCGGCTGAATCGCGCTGCTGACGGAGGGGCTGGCATTAAAATCCAGCGGGTCACCCACCTTGCTGAACCAGATATTTTGCTCGCTGCCTTGGACGCCGGAGAGTGTTATCCTGCCACGGTATAACGCGATCAAGGACGCCCCAAACGCCCCGTTCGTTGGCAACGAACCGTCACTCAAGGCCCACGGCGCACTGGTAGGGGATGGTCCTGGCAGGCTGTATTCGGGTGTCGTGATGGCATAACCGCTAGACGAACCATCGCAGATATAGAACTTCCCTGCATACTCAACGCTCCTGGGGGCAAAGACACTGGCGTCCACCGTTTCGGAACCACCGCCCATCTGTGTTTTTTCTTGTGCGCCAACAGCGGGTGTCACGACCTGCCAGAACGTCCCGCCCGATATCGCCATCACGGCAGATTTTCGAGAGACGCGCCCGATATTGGCGGGGTTGACCCGGAACACCTGCTCGTCCGAGCTTCCCGCCGCGGTCGCCCCGATCTGGATATAAGAACCGTCCAGGGACCAGTCCATCGACAGGATCGCGTAACCGGTGCTGGCGTTGGTGTCTTGAAAAATCCACGACGACGACGAGACCAATGTCGTTGCGGCATCACCGGTGGGATCGATCGTGATCGAGCCTTCGTTGGTCGCGTCGTTCACAAACAAAACATCCTGGTCCTTGTTAAGCCTTAACCCCCATACCGCGTTATTGGCGGTTCCGTTATCAAAGCTCCAAGTCAGTGACGCGGAGGTGGTATTGTCGGCATACTTGAGAAGCGTCACCGCCGATTGCTTGTTGTGACCGATATAGATGTTGCCGTTATTATCGACCTCCATACAGTTGCCACCCGCCGCCGAGGTGGTCATCTCGATCTCCCACGCCTGGGCCTGGGACGCGATATTAAATCGTCGGAGCTTGTTGTCGCCTGACCCCCTTGCGTAAACAATATCTTCATTGGCGGGATGCATCATCGCTTCAGACCACTGGGCGGTGGTCGGGTCGGAGTTGCGATAGATTTCCGTAAAAGAAAGATCGGACGCGTTCCAGTCGATGATAATAAACTCGGTATCCGAGCAGACAGACATCCTGTACAGCCCGTTGGTCCGTTTAACCACCCGGATACTTCTTAACTGCGTATTGGAGGTCGGGACAACCAGCGTGGACGTGACAATGGCGCCGGTGCTGGGCGTCACCACCCACAGGTTTTTATTAACCGACCCCGAGACGGGGTGACCGGCCGCCTGCTTTTCTCCCGTGACAAACAGGTACAACCCGTCCGAAGAGATATCGATCGAGTGCTGGTTATTATTGCCCAGGCCATCGGCACCACTCTGAGAAGTAATGTCCACAGCCCAAGACTCAACCAAATCCTCATCGAGCTTATACAAATTGGGAGTAATAGTTGCATTTTGGTGGCAATAAAATACGCCATCAATCAATGGGTCAGCCACCATCCCGCTAACCGCCGTTGTCGTGACAGAAGCCGTTAGCGTTACAGAATTGACGGTAGAGACCGTCGCGGTAGCGTCCAGCGCCGTGGTGCGGTCCAAGAACTGGACGGGGTTCGTTGAGTTGATCTGCGTGCCGTGGAACTTCGTGGTGCCGTTACGCTGCCCTCCCCTGGCCCGCTCAAGGATCGGGTCATACGACCGTTCGTTAAGCGCATCGGTGGTCGTGCCTTCGGGCTGGCGGCTATACGCCGTGCCCTGATGCAGACCCTTGAGCGGGTATGGGAAGGAAACGTCAGGCATGACTACTTCGTCTGTAACACACGCCAGTAATCGATCTGAACAATCGGGTCGGTCGTTCCGTTGGACTGGCAGACCAGGCTAGGCGCTAAACCCGTGACGGGAATATTCGCCGTGACATGCGTGGTGGATTGCTTCACACCATCAACGTAGTGTTCAACATCCGTGATGCCATTCACTTTAAAGCCTAGGGTAACCCACGTATCCTCAACAAGTGTCGTTGAGGCCTTTGTCGCCCCGGTACCACTGTTTTCAGCGCTAAACAGAAGAACATTATCGTCTGTTACCGATTGCCAACCGATATGATTTGTCGAGCTATTGGCGCTGGTGGCGATAATTGTGGTATCGGCCGATGCCAAGCCCAGGAAGAACTCCGGGCCTGTCCCGATATCCGTGGCCTTCACTTTGGCTTCAAAGTAAAGAGTGGTCCCGGCGATTGGGCGTGCAAAAACATCCGCCAATTGGACATTGACCCCTTGCGTCGCGGTACTAGAGGCGCAATCCGCCAAAGCGATTCCGCCCGCAAGGGATGGGCTTATCGTAAACGTCCCTGTCGTGGCTTGGGTAACGGTGTATTTACCAGTCGGCAGGTGTGTGAAATCATCATAAAAATAAATACCGTAAGAAGGGTCGTTGATTGAACGAAGGATCGGCGCCTTGGCGAACGCCCCGCTATTACGCTTCCAGATACCGGCATTGGGTAATAGGTTTCCAAGAACTGAACTTGCACTAGGCATGGTTAACTCCAATTAAGGCAGGCGTCCGCCTGCTCGCCCATTAAGTAAATGCGGCCACCAGCACATTTGCCGTGGACCCGCTCGCGTTACTGATTGTTAGTTTGTCGATCGTCGCGGCCGTCCCATCCGCGCCCCAGTCCTCTGTGTGGTTCGAGTCACGGCTGCCGTCCCCATGCAGGTCATAAATCAGATTGGCGTAGATAGGGTCTACCGTCACCACTACATTGGCGCCATCATCAATCACCTTTTCGATTTCGATATCCTGTGTGCTAATCACAATCAGGTAATCAAAATCGGCCAGATCGTCTGCAACGTCAAATATTTTTTGTGTCGTTGCCGTGGCCACCTCAAATCGTTGGATGTGGACCCCGTCAGAGCCTAGCGTGACAGTCTGGGGCGTGACGAGATCACCGAAGGCGTAATTCACTCCGCCGATGTTCACTTCTACGCGTTTCCATGTATTAATTGTACTCAAGTGGGTCCTCCTGCCGGGCCACTGATGAACGCGCCAGCCAGGGAGCTTCGCTGGGCCGCGCCTCCCCTGACTGGCCCGTGGTCCCAGCTTATGCGTGACTGCGAATCAACAAGGCTACGGAACACAGAAGACTGATCGACACGATCGATCGCCTGCTCTTGCTCGTCGTCTTGCTCCATCGCAAAGGCACGGATGTATTTTTGGAATAGGTGCTCGAAGGTGATGGGGATATTCGGGACGTCTGTCGATTCAGAAAGCTCCGACCACCCCGCGCGGTAGTGGACCTTGAAAGACGTAGACGCTGACACGTCTGGATAAAACTCAAGGCGCGGGTTGGGTTGCAACTCGGCCCTGCTGTTCTGGCCGGGCCACGAGATGGCGTAAAGCGTCGAATGGAACGTTTCGGTCGATTCCGATCGCACCGAGTTGATGTAAGACATCGTGGTGGGGCTGACCGTGAAGTCCGAACCGCCCGTAACGTCTAGCGACTCCAGGTGACCAAAATCCACCGGCAGGTCCATGAAGTTTTGCTGGGCGGTCAGCGTCATGGTCAGGATAGGTCGTTCGAGGTACTTCCACGGATGGGCTAGCGTCATGTGCCGACCCGCCTGATTAATAATCCGGTCCTTTGTCACGTTTACGCTGGTATAGACCACGTTGGGATCACCAGACAGCGCGTGCTTCACAAACGATCGGTAATCAGCAAGTGTCAATGCCGCCATGACAAAATCCTTAAAACCCACCGGGCCGGTTAAGGCCCGGCAGGTTAATACAGAGAGCGATTAAGCCCCGGTCTGACCGATGGTCCACCCGTTAAAGAGCACACGCACGGCCGTCTTGGTGTCCGCGCCGGGATCATCCAAGAGGATGCCTACGGCGTGTTCGTCCACAACGCTGGTAGCGTCCAGTGAACTTGACGCGGCCACAACTAACGCCGCGCCCTCGTCACCGTCACCGTTGGTAACCGCGGCGTCGACAATCCCCTGGACACGGTAGCGGCCCTGGGTATTGTCCGCGTTGGCTTCAAGAGCAACACAATAGATCTTTCCCGCAGGCGTCCCGGCCGCCTGGGTAAAGACCGCCGGCACAATCACGTTGGCCAAACCGCTGGTGGCCACACCGACCGCATTGTCGGTAGTTTCTGTGGCGGACTTGAGCAGGTCCAGCTGGCAGATATCACCTACCGCGTGGGCCGCACCTGTCCGGTTGAAGGCGTAAAAATCGATGTCCTTGGGAGCCAACCCGATAGACGCGCCTTGTTCTAAAAATTCCATATCAAAACTCCTAACTGAATCAAAAAATCAATAATTAGTTCGTTGGGCTAGCCGGGGCGATCACGCCACCGCCACGCTTACGCGAACGGATAAACAGGTTCCAATACACGTCGTAGTAGAAGGTCTGCTTGTTGGGTGTGGAAATATCACGCATCGGGGGCTTTGCCTCGAAGAACCGCTGTGAATGAAAGACAATCTTCAGGTACTTCGGGTTGATGAAGTAGAATCGAGCCTCGCCCGACGCCTCCACCGCGCTGGTGTAGACCGCCGCCGTGGCCAGGTTGCTGATCTTCTTGATATCCATCCCGTCGTACTTAACCCGGCTATAGCCAGGGTCTTGCGGCGAGTTGGAACCGACCAGTCGGTCGTTGGACGCACGGATCTGCCGCTTGTAGGCGGTGATGCCCTGCTTGGATGTGATAAAGAACCCTTGGGGGATACCCTCTGGTTCGGTCATGCCCGGCTGGATACCCGGTGATTCGTATTCCACGTCTTCGATCAGGTCATCAAACGCTGCGATCAGGCCGCTATCGGCATCGCCCGGGGACGTGTGGTCGTAGGTCGACACCGGGTTGCGCCAACCGGTCACCGTCGCCGGGTCGATCGTCTGCACGGTCGTGTACCCGCTGGGGTGGAAGTTGGTTTCGTCCGGGCTGATAAGAGAGAAGATCGACTGCGGCTGCTTACCGCCGTTGGTCTCCATCTCGGCGGAATCGGGGACCGCCGTCAGGCTGTCTTCCATGCCGTTGAACGCATCGGTCCAGGCGCCCTGCTCCTTGATGGACTGAAGCCGCTTGAACCGGTGGAAACGGGCCTTGGCCGTCATCTCCGCCGTGCCCTGAAGCAGTGATTCCTGGTCGGCGATCGTATAGCTAAAGCTAGAGAAACGCCAAGGGACACTGATCGTATCGGTGATCTGCTTGTTGGTTGGGGTGAATGTATCATCCACGCCGTAGTTCTTGAAGGTGCCGCCACCCTCAAACTGGATTACGTCGTCGATCGTCTGCCCGCCCTGCAAGACTTCCTTCATCGGCTTGCCCTTGAGCAGTTGCCGAAGCAGGTAGCTATTCTTTGCTGCATCGTTAACGACCTGTTCAGGGCCGGTAAGGATAGCCGGACCCGTGGTGGCCACGAAGTCCGCGTAATTAGTGATTGCCATTTGAGATTACTCCGTCTTAAGGCTGCCGGTTATTGGGCAGTTGTTTCTTAAGACGCGCAACCTTATCTTTGTCGCCGTTTTCTCCGGCCATAAAAATCGCAAATTTAAGATCGTCGAGCGACTGGAATGATTCCCCGGAGGGCGTGTTCGTTTCAGGGCTGGACGGTTGGGAAGACAGACGGTTCTTGTGTTCGCCAAGCATCTTGTCCTTGTCGGATTGAGTGACCGGAGACCCCAGCTCAAGCAACGCGGCGTCACGCATCATGGCGGATAAGTCATCGCCATAGCGTTGTGCCGAATCGTTGGCGCTGTGGAGGGATCGAAGCCGGTCAAATACCCGGTCGTAAGTCTCTTTAGACTTAAGCCGTGGGAACTCATTCAACAAGGACTCGCGTGCGGCGGACAGGTCCCGCTGTATCCGAGCCGATTCCATGTTCCGAACACTATCTTTCAGGGCTTGCAGCTCGAACTGGTACTGTTGGGCTTGCTTGGCAAGAATACCCTCTAGCGCCTGGCCGGGCTCTTCGCCGATCTCGTCTTTAATCTTTGATAATTCAGGTGAGAAAACCGACAAGTCGGGTTGTGCGTCTTGTGGTTTTTCTTGCTCGACTTTTGACCGCAGGTCTTCGTAGTCCCTGCGGAGCCGATCGTACTCGACACCAAACCGGTCGCTGTCAGATTGGATTGGGCGGATCGCTTCCGCCTGCTCCATGACCTCTTCCGGCGTCATCTTATCGATCACGGACTTAGAGAGCTTCGCCCTCTTAAGCACATTGATCGCCTTATCATAGCCCTCTGGTTCAGGCTGCTCCGCAGGAGCATCGCCGTCATCGGGTTTCTGACTTTCAGCCCCGGCATCGGGTTCTTCGGCGGCTTCCGTGGTGGGTTCCGTCTCTTCGGGCTTGTCAGGCACTTTGATCTCTTGACCAATAATGTGGTCAGAGATTTCGACGCCTGGGTCAAACTCCTCGATCTGGTCCACCTGGGTTTGCGCCGCCGGGTCCGTCGCTTCTGGGGTTGTTACATTTTCTTCTGCCATAATTAATTGTTCTCTGTATTAATTAAGTTCTTTTCAAGGCTTATTTTCTTGGGTCTACCACGTTTTGGGGTATCTTCCCGTAACTTGACCTGACCCACCGCTGGGTTGTCTTTCTTCGGTATCACTTTCTCCACGAACTTAACGACTGTTGGCGTCTTTTTGTCCTGTGGTTTCTCTTTGAAAGAAGAAAAAGCCATTTCCGACACATGGTCAGGCGTGCTGAACTTGAGCTGTTCGTCGGTCAATGAAGCGACCAACTCTCCGTCGCAAAGAATATCAAACGCACCGATTTCCTGGCGGTCGATAAAGGTAATCCTGCCCTTGCCCGAACCCTTCTGGATCAATGACTTGAAATACGCCGATCGGTCAAACATGCTCTATTCCCTTTCGTATCCGTACTGTGCGCAAACCTCGCGTTCGTGGGCACGGCTCCTAATAATGGGTTTACGTTTCTTGTCCAACCGACAACCAGGCAGACCCTTAGGCAACACGCTAGACGTGTAGGGGTATTGGTGCACAACGGCATGGACCCCGGCGCTAACCTGAGATGGCGAAACGACCCGCCGGAACCAGACGCCTTCCTTGCAGACCAGTGTCCCGATCGGCGGGGCGTCTCGCATAGACGGGTAATCGGCCTCGATCACGTCCGATTCGTTATCTACGTTTTCAAATAGGTAGGTCGGCACAACGACGTTCCACGTGGAACATCCAGCATGCGCTGAAAGAAATGACGGCAATCGCCGTTCTGTTCGCTATTAAATTATTACCTTACACCAAAAGATTAGCAAGTGGCTTATGGATTAATCGCTTAAATTTTTTGTCCCGATCCAACGCGGCTAGCTCCATTGCGTCTGGCGCCTGGACATACAGTGTCACCTCGCCACGCTTCGATGAAGCATACTGAACGATAATATCGTCACAGATACGGATGCCTTCTTTAAGTTTTAGCGTGATCGCTGGCATTGTTCTTTTACCCCGCTTCTCGGACCTGCCCGGCCAGTTCGCCACCGGACTGGAGTCCTTGCAATCGTGTCCCGTCAGGGTTGGCCAGACTAAGGGCCGAATCAATCACACCCTTCTTGGTCAAGCCCGTCGCCAACTGAATCTGGGCGACCTGCTCGAGCATATCCAGGTCTACCAGGCTGCCCAGGCTACGCTTATTGATCCGTTCGCCGAGCATATCGAGTATTTCGTCCCACGCCATGTACGGCGTCTCTTTCATAACCGGCGCAATCTGCATCAAGATATTAAGCGTCTCGATCGCCCGTTTCTGCTCCATCGCTTCGTCGGTCCGGCGTGTGGAGTACAGGTCCACCTCGATTTCCAGGTTGTACCACGAGCCCCTGGGTGGTGCGGTAAGCTGTCCCGTCTCAATGCTTTCCTGGACATTGGCAAGCAATTCCGGCGACACTAGGCTGGCGACAGACGCGACATCCTCCAGATTTTCACCACCGATAAAGGTTCCTTCCATCCCGGTTTTCTGGTCACCGATCCCGTACACCATCTCCGGGGTATAGTGGAAGTACCAGCTTGCCGACTTGATAACCTGGGTTACACCCTTCATAAACCGAGATTCCATCCAAGAGAGCCTCACGTCGGTCTTTTCCTCGGCGATGGTCTCGGCGGTTGCGGTAATCCCCTTCTTAGGCGTTTTCACCGCACCACCCAACCCGATATTGCGGTCTAGCCGCTGCTCGGCGAGTGATTCCTGGTTCTGCATCTGGTTCGTTACGCCACCGATCTCGTACTGCTGGGCGGATTGTGGGTCAAATCCTGGGACGGTAGCGCAATTGCCGTGTGATATAGAAGCAATCTTGGCCCCCACCGATTCATTTTGTGTAACGACAAATCGCTTGTAATCCTTAGACGCCTCCGAGTTTACAATCGCAAGATTGTTAAAATCCTCGGCCTGGTCGATCACCATCGACAGCGGGCTGACCGGCAGTGACCAGTCTCGGGTCCAATAAGCACCAAACAAGGTATACGGCCCCCACGGCGGTCCGTAAAACGGACGGGGTTCACGGAGCCAACCATCCTCCTGGTCCGAGCCGCCCTTCACCAGCGTATAGATCGTGCCGTTGTATCCGTTGCGGCGTGACGGGGGTGGTCCGACCCACGACTTGGGCAGTTCTTTTTCTTTGAGTTGGATTTCAGGCACCCAGATTTCATAAACCTGGACCTGATTGCGGTCTGCGGTATGGTCGCTGCGGATACGGTCGTTTGGGTTGCCGCCAAATTCGTCCTCCAGCCTTTCAACCTTGGCCGCGTTCGCTAAAACCTCTTTATTGACGCGCTTATCCTTCTCCAAGTCGCTCTTATCGATCAGCATCGTATCGCCCATCAGGCGAGACTTACCGGGGGTATAATTCTTGGAGTCGATAATGAACGAATCTGACCGGATATGCTGGGCGAATGGCCTCTGGGGTACGAACTCCCTGTTGTCGTCATAGCCGGGCTGGCTCTGTATCGAAATCTTCATTACCCCGTAGCTAAACAAAAACTCGTAGGCAACATACTGGAGCTGGTCGGCCAGGTCGATATCGCTTACCCATCGGTTCAACACATAACGTTGCCCCTCGGCCACGGCGCGCTCGGTATGAGGCAGCCTTGTGTTCACCGAGACCTTGGGGTTGTTAAACACCATGTTGGGCATAATCAGGTTGACTAAAGAAAACGGCAGGTTTTCGATTGACCGCTTCTTGCCCGACCCACCCTCGGACCCCATGTATAGGTCCCAAGAACGGTTAGCGCGTTGCATTGAAGTTTTTCTTGCCGCCTCGGCGGCCCGGATTTCTTCGGTCAGTCCTGAAGGTGTCGCGTTTAGCATATGTTTACCCTGCCCTTAACTTCTCAACATCCAAAACCTTATCCATCCCCATCATGGCCGCAAACGAGCCGGGTTTCAACACCGGCTCAACCTTCTTCTCTTTTGACTCCAACTCATAAAGCCCCATCAATGCTACCATATACGCAATCACCCGGTCGCCGTGGTTGGCCCGTGCCCCAGAAACCAAATCGACCTGACTGTCAGGACCCACAGAACCATCGTCACAGTAAATATACCGTAACGTCTCATCCAAGCCAGGGTGACTAGGGATAATCACCCGACGAGGATTGCGTTCGGTGTCCGTCATCGCGCTCCTTAAGTCACCCAGACGGTCCATCTTCGTCACCCGGGTAGAGTGCCATCCGTACCGACGGCCCTTACGCTCTCCACGACTTCCCTCACGACGTTGGTAGTAGATACGGTAGTAGTCGTTTCGCAGTAGATTCCGAAACCAACCCTCTCCAGGACCGTTTGCCTCCCAGCAGATATAGGCCTGACCGGAACGGCCCTTAAACGTCGTCTTACCGACCGCACAAGCCAGGTCGGCCAGGTCCTCTGGCGAGATGTTCGGGTCAACATATTCAGCCACCAGCCTTCCCGAATCCTTGTCCATCACCGCGATGACGGAGTTAGACCCGGCGACACCGTAGGAAATGTCCACGCCGAATACATATTCGGAACTTGTATTTCCTTTCCCAATCGAAAACGATTGTCTACCATCAGCATGAGTAGATAGCCCCCCGGGCGTGTCTGCCATTCGAGATTGTCTAGCGTCTTCTGTATTTTCCTGACCCGAACCCTGTCTGTTTTGCTTTTGGAAGAAGTGCCACGAACCGCCGGGATCTGATACCATCTTCCGCTTTTCCCAGTCATAACGCATCCTTTCAGGTTCAACCGCAAACAACCGCCTCTGCTGCTCAACCGTCTCTGACTTAAAAAACGCGGCACCCATATCCATCGGCACCGCCATATAGTCACGCATGAACTCCTCGGTCGTTAACACCGCACGACGCTCCTCCACAATCTCACGGTCCAATACACCCGCCTCAATCGCGTCCTCACACGTTATCTTGTGCCAGGCAAACTTCTTGCTGCCGGCACGAGCCATCTCCCCCAACTCATACATCCAATCACTCTTATAACGAACGTTCCCAATCACACGGACAGGACCACCCGTAAACGTCAGCGTCGAAAGCAACGCCACCCACGCGTCCTTAGTGCAACGGGAACCCTCATCCACAATCGCCGCACTAACCTCCTTGCCGTAAATATTATTCGGGTTATCACTACCAAAAAAAATGAAGCGACAATGAACCTCCTTACCCCTTAAAATCTCGATATGATTCTTGCTGCGAACCTCACGCCAATACTCACCGCCAGGATTCCACTGACGAAGCATCTCAAGCATACCCATATAACCAATATCCACCGAAGTCGAAATGACCGGAGCCATCCACGCAATATTACAGCCACCGCCAATCTCCCAGCCCTGAGTAATCGCCCACACCAACGCGCCAACTGAATTATGCGTTAAAATACAATGGTCGGTAAAATAAACACCACGGTCGGTCGAAACGGAAATACACTGGACCTGCTGTTTCCCAACAAACTCAATATCGCGAAAAGTACGCTTGACAGGCTTCTTCCTGACACTGGCGGCAGAAACCTTCCTGGGCAACGAAAAAAATTCCCTAGCATCCACACACCGAACAGACTGACGGTAGACGGGCTTGCAGGACACATAATCGCCAGTCTTCTTGCTCACATAACCATTCTTAGACCTATACCGTGTGCTACAGCTACCACCCAAGCCCTCAACTAACTCAGAAAAATCAGCAGCCAGACGAGAAGAAGTCTGCTCGAAACCAGGCTGACCGTGATTATCCACAAAACCATCCGTATCCATCAAACCACGCAACAACTCCATCCGAACCTCAACCGAGTTGTACTTGTAAATATCCGGGATGAACTTCGTGTCGGAACGAGTGCCCTCTAGCCCCAGTCCACGCAAACAACGCTGCAAATAACCCCTTACACTCACATCACCCGAAAAACGATAGCTAAACTTGCCGCAAGCATTAAGAGAATAACCGGCAGGCAATAACCCACGAATGCGATCAACAATAAAATCATCGCCGCTGGAAAAATCAATCCCACGATCACCACCCACCAAACAACCGTCACCCAACAAAACACCTACCAAATAAGGGTCCAGATCAACCCCGATAGCATCAAACTCAACCACCGAACAAGACACCGAATAACGACGGCGATTATCCTCAGACAAAGACAAAATATCAGATAACGGCAAGACGCGAGGAAAACCAGACTGCGGGCTTACCTCCCACAAGTGATCCAACGTGCAATAACACTCAGAACCATCACAAAAAATAACCCGGTAAACATCCATCTCGCCACGGGGATGGATCGCGCTAACCACCGACTCGCCGCCAGGAACACAAACGCGATCACCCACAGACAAATCACCCATCAACACAGGGCCAATAGGCGTGTAAACAACACTATCCAACGGCTGGGCCTTGCCAGCCTTCGTCGTCGCGAAAATGATCGAATACTTCTTCGGCTCAAAAAGCGCCGCGTCCTGCTTAGGATACAGCGTCGGCAAGACCGGCGCGGGAACAATAATGTCAGTGGCTGGACTCACAACATAATGCTTCCAACAAAAATACAAATAACCGCACTCTAGCCGAGCGTACTCGGCCAATACACCCGGGAAACCAGGCCGCTCAATGAGCTACGGGGCTTACGCTCCGCTAGAAAGCAGTCACGAATAAAAAGATAAAAAACTATTGCCGGAAGAACAATTCTCCTTCTTCAACAAATAAGAAAAAAAACTATCACTTACCTCAACATAACCAATATAACGACAATCAGATAAGCCAACGAAACTCTTACCGCTGCCAGGAAAATCCGGATCCTCCCAATGACACCAACCCTTAATCCAACGACCACCACCACGCCAACGACCTAAACAACAACCCGACAAAGCACCACTACCCCACAATAACCACAACTTCTGACCCTTACGCCACAAGTTCGTCGTGCGAGTACACTTCAACAAAATAGGACTAGCCATCGTTAAATTGAACTACACCATAAACAAATCGTCTTCACATACACAAATCAG